GATATAAACATATAAAAAACAAAATATAAAATGAAAAAAACACCCGCTAAAATGAAAAAGAAATCAATGGCAAAGATGGCTAAAAAGTCACCTGCTAAAAAACCTTTAGTTGGTAAACAAAAAAACTTACCAGAAGAATTAAAGAAAAAGATTTTAGCTTCACCAGCTACAATGAAAAAAGCTGCAATGAAAATGAAAAAAGAGTCTATGGCTATGATGAAAAAATCTGTAGCTATGATGAAAAAAGCTTCAGCTATGAAATTAAAAATGGATAAGTCTGCTGCTAAACTTAAAAAAAAAGTAAAAAAGTAAGCATTAAAGCTATTTCTAAAACAGATGTTAAAAAAATGTTTACAGATATTCCGGCTACTAGGTTGATAAAACAGATGAAACGTACTGTTAAAGAACCTGGTGTCATTGGCAGAACAATTAAAAAGAAATTAAAAAAGAAGTAATGTACGATATAACGTCTAAATTTGCTAAAAATAGTCCACTACCTTGTTGGAAAGGTTATGAGCGAGTACCAGGCACTGCAAAAGGTGCTAAAGGTAGTTGTCGTAAATCTTCACCTACAAAAGTAAAACAAAAAGGTGGTGGTACTACTAAAGTATGTTTACCTAAAGCTAAAATAGCAAGTATGAGTCAAGCTGAAAGACAAAAGGTAATAAGAGCTAAAAGAGCTGCTGGTAAAGCTGGTAAATATAGACGTTCAAGCAAAAGCAATGTAACTGGTACTAGTAGTGGTGGTAGTTTAAAAACTTGGGTAAAACAAGACTGGAGACAAGTTGGTAACCCAAGTAAAAAATGTGGTGAAAAATAATGGGATTTAAATTAGGTAGAAGATCAGGAGCTATAGCTCATCAAGGCAATATAAAGCAAAAACTAAGCTTTAAGTCAGACGATGCTTCTATTCCTGGTAATCCTGTTGTAAGAAAAAAATTAGATGAAGGTATACTTGGTGAAGCTAATATGGACGGTAGTATATTTATAAGTGATAAAATACAACCTGGTAGTCCTGAAGAAAACCAAGTGTTATTACATGAAATGAGACACGCTACAGATATGAAGTTAGGTAAACTAGCTTATAGTGACGACGCAGTTTATTACGATGGTGTAACATATCCAAGAGAAACTAGAAACGGTAAAGACATGATTAAAGTTGATGGTCAGTGGAAAGAAGCCGGTGATGATTTTCCTTGGGAAAGAACAGCAAATATATGAGTTTAATAACACACATAGACGGAGTTCCATTATTTACTACAATAGCAGAAGCAGTGTTGTGGGGCAGTCAATATGGTTTAACTGGACATCATACACACACTGTGTTAGGGCAAACTGGTTATATGGGTGGAACTGATCACGCTACAATAACTAACGCTATGCAAGGAGGAGTTGTAAGTAATATTACAACACAACAAATAAGTAATACATCTACTGGCAGTGTTGGCGGTGGTGGTGGTGGATATTAAAAAATAAATTATGAGTATATTAAGTAAAGTTTTTTCAACAGGCGCTGGTGAATTAATAAACAAAGTTGGTGGTGTAATAGATAATTTACACACTTCAGCTGAAGAAAAAGCAGCTGCAGAAAAACAAATAAAAGACATGATATTAGGTTACGAGGCTGAGATGCAAAAACAAGTGACTGAAAGATGGAAGCTAGACATGAACTCAGACTCATGGCTAAGTAAAAATATAAGGCCTTTAGTATTAATATTTTTAGTAATATGCACAATGTTACTTATATTTATAGATGCAGGCAAAATAAATTTTAATGTAAAAGACTCTTATGTAGATCTTTTACAATTAGTATTAATAACTGTGATCGGTGCTTACTTTGGCGGTAGATCACTAGAAAAAGTAAAAAAATAAATGAATTCAAAATATTTTAACATAACAGTAAAGCCTGATATAACAGGGCAAAACGCTGTAACAGCTTTTGCTGATGAAGACTTAATATTTGACTGGACTGAGTTTTCTGTGCCAAAAGGCGGTGCTAGATTAATAGGTGTAACAACTATTATGAGAGGAACAAACGGATCAAGACAAGAGCATGCGTTAGATTTGTACTTTGCAAAAGCAGAACATGGTGATTCAGCGCCTGGTACTTTAGGTACTGTTAACTCTTCTACTGGAGGTCAAGGTTATTTCAACAACTTATTAGGTTGTTTAAATGTACCAGTGACAGATTTTAGAGATGGTTTAGATTATATGGCTGTTGCGCATACAAACAATGTGGCTACAGGCCCTGGTTTTGTAATGGACGATTTAACACACTCAGAAGGTTACACTGGTTTTAACAAATATTATTTAGGAGTAGTTTCTAAAGGAACTCCTGATTTTGGAACTGGTGTTTTAGCTGACGATCCTGTTAGTGTAAGTGATACTTCTATTACTGTAAAAACAGTTGATGCTAGAAAAGTATTTGACGTAGGTGATGTGTTAGTAGATAATGGTAATGCAGCAATAGGTACAATTAAATCAATTGGTTCTGCAACTGCAATAACTTTAGAAAGTGGAGCTACTGAAGCAGTAGCTGGTGACGATGAAATAGTAAATAAAAACCCTGTTACTTTTATATTACATTTCGAAAAATAAATAAATAAATTAAATTAACTTAAATTAAATAAAATGGCAAAAAAAGAAAAGGTAGTAGACCTTAAACCTACAAGTATTACAACTGAAGAGTTAAAAAGATTACAAGAGCTAGTAAGCCTTATTAATAGAGGTGAAATGCAAGTTGGTAATCTTGAAGCTAAAAAACACGCTTTACTTCACCAAGTAATTGCAATTCAAGAAAAAATGGGTGAATTACAAAAAGAGTTTGAAGCTACATACGGTAAAGTAGATATTAATATTACCGATGGTACTATAAATTATTCAGAAGATGAGCAAGCTGATAAGGAAGATTAGTATTGGTAAAGACTATAAAAATGACGCCATGCACTATGCCGTTGGGCAAGAAGTGTATGGTGGTCATACTATATGTGACATACTAGAAGAAGAAGATAAGTATAGTGTTTATATTAGAAAAGGTAAAGATGTTTTGCCTTGGAAAGACTTTAATAAAAACATGGCTGTATCTGTAGAATATAATTTACAGTATTAATGAAAGCGGTTTACAACTTTGTTGTACAACCTGTAAAATCAAGATACAACAATACTAAAGATATAGACGGTAAAGAGCTAATAGTAAATACTGAAATATTTAATCATCAATATGTTAGCAGAGAAGCTATAGTAAAAGCAATACCAACTGTAGGAGAAACAGACATTAAAGTTGGTGATACTATAATTGTACATCATAATATTTTTAGAAGATGGCACAATCAACACGGTATAGAAAAAAACAGTAGAGCTTATATTGACGAAGATACTTATATAGTACAACCAGATCAAATATTTTTACACAAACCAAAAGCTATATTTAGTTACCATAATAGAAAGTGGCAGGCAATGAAAGGTTATTGCTTTGTTGCGCCTATAAAATCAAAAAATAAGTTAAGCGCAGAAAAAGAACAACCATTAATGGGTGTTGTAAAGTATACTGATGGCACTGTTAAAGAAGGAGATTTAATAGGATTTAAACCAAACTCAGAGTATGAGTTTATTATAGACGGACAAAAATTATATAGACTACTATCAAAATTTATTACAATTAAATATGAATATCAAGGAGACGAAGAAGAATATAATCCAGGCTGGGCAGAGGGCAGTTGATGAATTAATCAAAGTTGCTAAAGAGCCAATTGTAGACTCTGATGATGATATTAGTGCTGATAGATTAAAAAATGCAGCTGCTACAAAAAAGCTAGCAATATTTGATGCTTTTGAAATATTAAATAGAATCCAAGAAGAAGAAAACTTATTAGAAGGTAAAGAGCCTGAAGATAAAGTAAAAGTATTTAAAGGGTTTGCAGAAGGTAGATCAAAATAATGTACGAACAAAATTTAGTTAAAATAATTGAGCCAGTTAAAATTAACACAATTAAAAGGCTTAATAAAAAAAATAAATGGGAATATGGATATAATAAAGAACACGATATTGTCGTTATATCAAAAACTGGTAAAATCGGTGAAATACTTGAGATACAGAATTTGCGAATTGCATTGCCACAAAAGCCAGTGCAAGTGTTCTCTAACGAAGTAAAAAAGTGGCAACAATTTGAATACCCAAAAGAACTAGCAAGACTTAAAAATATATTTGACTGGAGAGCATACCCAGAAGAAAGTAAGGCAAAGTGGTATGATTATATAGACGAAGAGTTTAAACGAAGAGAAGAAGGTTTCTGGTTTAATAATAAAGGTACACCAACATATATAACAGGTACACATTATATGTACTTGCAATGGAGTAAAATAGATGTAGGTGCGCCTGATTTTAGAGAAGCAAATCGACTATTTTATATATTCTGGGAAGCGTGTAAAGCCGACAAAAGATGTTACGGGATGTGCTACCTTAAAAATCGTAGGTCTGGATTTTCTTTTATGTCTTCAGCAGAAACAGTTAACCAAGCTACATTAGCAAGTGATAGTAGATTTGGTATACTCTCTAAAACAGGTGCAGATGCTAAAAAAATGTTTACAGACAAAGTTGTTCCAATATCAGTTAACTATCCGTTCTTTTTTAAACCGATTCAAGACGGTATGGATAGACCTAAGTCTGAACTTGCTTATAGGGTTCCTGCAAGTAAGTTCACGCGTAAAAAGATTGTGGCAAATGAACAGCAGGAAGACTTGGTTGGACTTGATACTACTATTGACTGGAAAAATACAGGTGACAATAGTTATGACGGAGAAAAGCTTGCTCTGTTAGTACACGATGAAAGTGGTAAGTGGGAAAGACCCGATAATATATTAAATAACTGGAGAGTAACCAAAACATGTTTACGATTAGGTAGTAGAATTATTGGTAAATGTATGATGGGCTCAACATCAAACTCATTAGATAAAGGTGGAGAAAACTTCAAAAGACTATACAACGCATCCGACGTCACTAAGCGAAACAGAAATGGACAGACAGCGTCTGGTCTATATTCTCTTTTTATCCCAATGGAGTGGAACTACGAAGGATTTATTGATGAGCACGGAAGCCCAGTCTTCAATACTCCGAGTGATGAAGTCTTTGACCCCCATGGAGAGTTAATAGATGTAGGTGTAATAGATAGCTGGCAAAATGAAGCTGATGGTTTAAAAAATGATCAAGACGCTTTAAACGAATTTTATCGCCAGTTTCCAAGAACTACAGAGCATGCGTTTAGAGATGAAACAAAAAATAGTATATTTAACTTAGTAAAAATATACGAACAAATAGATTACAATGAAGAAATGTCTAGAACACTAGGTATTTCAACAGGTAGTTTTCAGTGGGTTAATGGAGTTAAAGACACAAGTGTTATATTTTATCCAGATCCACAGGGTAGATTTAAAGTAAGTTGGGTACCACCAACACATATACAAAATAAAATTGTAATTAAAAATGGTATAAAATATCCTGGTAACGAGCATATGGGTGCTTTTGGCTGTGACTCGTATGACATATCAGGAACTGTAGATGGTAAAGGATCTAAAGGCGCTTTACACGGTTTAACTAAATTTAGCATGGAAGATGCGCCAGCTAATCAGTTTTTTTTAGAATATATAGCTAGACCACAAACTGCAGAGATGTTTTTTGAAGATGTATTAATGGCATTAGTATTTTATGGTATGCCATTACTCGCGGAAAATAACAAACCAAGATTATTATATTATTTAAGACGTAGAGGATATAGGGGATTTAGTATGAACAGGCCTGATAAAGTTTGGAATAAATTATCTACAGCTGAAAAAGAAATAGGTGGTATACCAAACTCAAGTGAAGATATTAAACAAGCGCACGCTGCGGCAATTGAAATGTATATTCAAGACCATGTAGGCATGAAACAAGATGGTACTTTTGGTAGTTGTTATTTTAATGAACTGCTAAACGATTGGTCAAAGTTTGATATAAACAAAAGAACAAAACATGATGCTTCTATAAGCTCTGGTTTAGCAATAATGGCTAACAATAGACATTTATATAAACCAAACGCTACAATAGAAAAACCAAAACTAAATATAAATATTGCTAGATATTCTAACAAAGGCAATATATCAAAATTAATTAAAAAATAAATATGGCTGTAAGAAGTTATTTTCCATCTCAAGTTGTAAGTGACATTGAAAAAATGAGTTATGACTATGGTTTAAAAGTAGCTAAAGCTATTGAAGCTGAGTGGTTTCACACTGAAAGAGGTAGCAATAGATATAGAACAAATCATAATAATTTTCACAATTTAAGATTATACGCAAGAGGTGAACAATCAATACAAAAATATAAAGACGAGTTATCTATAAATGGTGATTTGTCTTATTTAAATTTAGACTGGAAACCAGTACCTATTATACCTAAGTTTGTTGATATAGTTGTAAATGGTATAGCTGAAAGAACTTATGATATAAAAGCATATTCTCAAGATCCTTATGGTGTAGAAAAAAGAACTCAATATATGGAGTCTATATTAGGTGATATGAGAACTAAAGAGTTAGCTTCTTTTGCAGACGAAGCTTTTGGTGTAGATATAAGAGAAAATGATCCTGACACATTGCCTGGATCTGAAGAAGAACTAAAACTACACATGCAACTAACTTATAAGCAAGCTGTAGAATTAGCAGAAGAACAAGCTATAAACGTATTGTTAGAAGGTAGTAAGTATGAACTTACTAAAAAACAATTTTATTATGACCTTACAGTTTTAGGTATTGGTGCTGTTAAAACTGGTTTTAATACTTCTGAAGGTGTTGTTGTTGAGTACGTTGATCCAGCAGATTTAGTTTACTCATATACAGAATCACCTTACTTTGATGATATATATTATGTTGGTGAAGTTAAAAATATACCTATTAATGAATTAGTAAAACAATTTCCTCACTTACAACAAGAAGATCTTCAAGATATAATAAAAAGCACAAGTTATAATAAAGCTAATTATCATAATAATGCTTACAACGCTAAAGAAGAAGATAAAAACAAAGTTCAAGTTTTATATTTTAATTATAAAACTTATATGAACGAAGTTTATAAAGTAAAAGAAACAGGTACGGGTGCTGATAAAATATTACCAAAAGATGATACTTTTAACCCGCCTGAAGACTCAGATAATTTTGGCAAATTACATAGGTCAATAGAGTGTTTATATGATGGCGCTTTAATACTTGGCACTGACAAATTACTTAAGTGGGAAATGGCTAAAAACATGATGAGGCCAAAAAGTGATTTTACAAAAGTTAAAATGAATTATGCTATTGTAGCACCACGTATGTATAAAGGTAAAATAGAAAGTTTAGTTAGTAGAATAACTGGTTTTGCTGACATGATACAACTAACTCATTTAAAATTACAACAAGTAATGTCACGTATGGTGCCAGATGGTGTTTATTTAGATGCTGACGGTTTAGCTGAAATAGATTTAGGTAACGGTACAAATTATAATCCGCAAGAAGCTTTAAACATGTTCTTCCAAACTGGTAGTGTTATAGGTAGATCATTTACAAGTGAAGGTGATATGAACCCTGGCAAAGTACCTATACAAGAAATAGCTAGTGGTAATGGTGGTGCTAAAATGCAAAGTTTAATTGGTACATACAATTATTATTTACAAATGATAAGAGATACTACCGGGCTTAATGAAGCTAGAGATGGT